TGTCTGGAAGCGCTCGACCCGATCCTGTTGCGGTCCGCTGGTATCACCGATCCCGCCAAGGTGACGTGGAAATTCGCGCCGCTGTGGACGCCTACCGAAGCGGAAGAGGCCACCACGTTCAAGACGACCATGGAAGCGGTGACCGCGCTTCAGGCTACCGGCGCCATCCCCGAAATCGCGTTCAACAAGGGCGTGCAGAACCTCATGTCTGAGCGCCAGTACGTGCCGGGCTTGGATCAGGCGCTTTCCGAGATCCCCGAAGACATCCGGTTCGGGATCGACCCCGAAGACGACGGAAGCGACCCGTCTGCTCTTACCAGTGAACAGCAGGGAGGAGGTGATCCAGCTTCTCAGGCGACGGCGGGTGGCGATGGAAGCGCCCCCGCGCGTCGTGCTGCGAATGACAAGGCGACCGACGCAGGCGAGGCGTGATCCGTGCGCTTCGACCTAGCCGCCCTCGTCAGAAACGGTCGAAACCGACGCCGAAAGTCGGTGACGTTCAGAGATATCAAGCCCCCGTCAACGTTCGCGACGAACCTCTATCAGCGGGTGTACGCGCCAGCCGTAGCTATCTGGACGCGCCGCACTGACGCGATCCTGGCGGAATACGAGCGCAGCCTGTCCGCGCTGACGACGGACGCGGCAAGCGACATCAACGGGCAGCTTGACCAAGCGGAAAACGAGTTCCTGCGGCTTGTGCTGTCTCTGCGGGCTGCGATGGGTGATTGGGTTATCTCGATAGAGAAGTGGCAAAGGAAACGCTGGATCGGTGCCGCGCTGGCTGCATCCGACGTCGACCTCACCACGATGCTGTCGGTTAATGACGTTTTCCATCCGCTAGAGGCTGCGATCGAGTGGAATGTCTCGCTGGTGAAGGACGTGAACGCACAGGCCCGTCAGCGGATTGGCACTGCGGTATTCGATGGTCTGCGCAACCGGACCCCGGCGCGGGATGTTGCGGCTAATGTTCGGGAAGCGACCGGCATGGCGCGGGATCGGTCGACTAGGATAGCCAGCGACCAATTGTCCAAGCTGACCGCCGCGCTGAACACTGAGCGCCGCACACAGGCGGGGCTATCGGTCTACGAGTGGAAGCATAGCCGCAAGCTCCACCCGCGCGTCCGGCACGAAGAGCGCGACGGCAACCTCTACAGCAGCAATCCCGCGATGATCGGGAGGGTTGTGGAGGGCAAGACCGTCGCGCAGGAGGTGGCCGCAGATGACAGGCCAGGGCGACCGCCCTTCTGCGGCTGCCGCGAGCAAGCGGTTTTGATCTTCGATTAGCCGTCTTCGACATCCCCCGCCTTCCAAATGGGGTCATTGCTACTTTTACGGATTAAATCGAGTCCGTGCCGACAGTCTTTCTTGGTCTTATAACCTTCACCGCTGTCAGCAATTGTGCGGCCGTTCACAGCCTCATACCGCCACCGATATTCTCCGGCACGATCCTTGTAGATGAAGTAAGACGGATATGGGCGTTGTGCCATGCATATTCTCCCGACTCGCTCTATTGCGCATAGGCGATAACTTATGCTGACGGCGGTAAATCGCCCCGTCTAGCCCGAATATCCGGGCAGGGTGCTATTCTCGGATGCCCTGACGCTCGACGCCCCCCGCCCGCTGCAAGGCGGTGCTTTGGCTGTTCGCGCACGAGCCGCCCGAACCGGCGTGTACCAGTATGCCGGTCGCGAGATAGACCCCGACAACACGCATGGGCTGCGGGATACGGCCGTCGTCAATGTGCTGCGTGACGAAAGCGCGGTCTTTGACGAACGCGCCGTCCGCAGCTTCATCGGCAAGCCGATCACTGACGATCACCCGTCCCAGCCCGTCACCGCTGACAATTGGCGGACCCACGCGCGCGGGACAATCATGGGTGCGATGCGTGATGGCGAATACCTCACCTTCGACCTGATGCTGACCGACGCCACCACCGTGGCAAAAGTCAACGGCGGCAAGCGCGAACTGTCGAACGGTTACGCCTGCGACGTCGAGGTGGGTGATTTTACCGCGGCGGACGGCACCAAGTGCCAGGCCCGCCAGAAGCCCGGTTCTATCATCGGCAACCATGTCGCGCTGGTCGATCGGGGCCGCGCTGGCTCCGACTGCGCCATTTGTGACGCCCTCCCCTCCAACCTTTTCGACACCCTGAAGACGGAGAAGCCCGTGAAGACCATGGTTATCGACGGGCTGACCGTCGACATGGCGAACGCCGATACGGCAATCGCCACCTGCGACACGCTCAAGACGCAACGCGATGAAGCGCGCGGCAAGGTCACCACGCTGGAAACCCAGGCCGTGACCGATGCTGCCACGATCGTCGCCAAGGACGCGGAAATCGCCAAGCTGACCAAGGCTCTGGCGGATGCCAAGCCGACGCTCCAGCAGCTGCGTGACGCAGGCAAGGCGTTCGCTGTGATCGAGGCCAAGGCCAAGGCCAACGGCGTCACCGTCACCGATGCGATGGACGAGGCCGCGATCATGAAGGCCGTGGTCGACAAGGCCATGCCGGTCAACGCCTATGAAGGCGAGCATGTCCGCATCGCGTTCGACGCGCTGACCAAGGACACGAAGGTCGATCAGCCGAAGATTCAGCCGCTCGGCTCGCCTGCGCAGGTCACCGACGCCGCCACCGAATATCTGGCTGACCGCGCCAAGCAGCGGGCCGCGCTGTCGAGTGCTTGGCAGAAGCCGTTCAACGCTGCCGACGCGGCATAAGGAGGGGGAAGAGACATGCCCATCACCGTTCAGGACACGTATCTCACCGACTATGCGCAGGGCTTCCCCGGCATGTTGGCGGATGGCAACACTCAGTCCCGCCCGACCGGCATTTGCGCCGACGCGGCAGGCATCGCTTTCGGCAAGGCGGTCTTCTCGACTGGCGTTGGCAAGCAGGTCACTGCGACCCCCGGCACCAAGTTCAAGGGCGTCGTGATTGCCGATATCGGCATCGTGCCCGGCCTCACCGGCACCGCGGACGTCCATCCCCAGTACGGCACCATGTCGCTGCTCGATATGGGCGATATCTGGGTGCTGGCGGGCAGCAACACAACGAAGGACGCCGCGGCCTATGTGACCAACGCGGGCGCCTTCACTACCACGTCGAGCGGCAACACGGCGATCCCTGCGACCTTCATGGACGCAGTGTCGAGCGGCGCGCCTGTCCGTCTTCGCGTCGTGCAGCAGTAAGAGGGGGCTGAACCAATGTACGCACCGAACATCATTTATCTTGGCGACGCGGCCCGCACCCTTGGTGTGCCCCCGACGCTCGACCTTCACGACGCTCAGCAGACGGTCGGCTTCGCGCAGCCTGCTCTGTACCGCACGCACAAGTTCATCGGTCAGAAGTATCCCAGCTTCGACTATGCCGGGCTGGTTCCGGTCAACACCGATGGCGACATGTGGGACGTTGGCACGCTGGTCTATTCCGGAGATGCCGCGGGCAAGGCGGAGTATCTGGGCGGTAAGGCCTTCGACGTTCCGAACGCCTCGATCAACTTCAGCCAGGGCGTAACCCAGTTCCATCTGGCGGGCGTCGGCTATGAGCTGTCGCGTCGTGAGGTTGAGCGCTTCGCTCGCATGGTCGCGCAGAACCCTGGCGTCACCGAAGGCGGTTCGAACCTCGCTGAGCGCAAGGCATCGGCTGCGCGCATGATCGCCGAGAAGTTCATCTACGATCGCGTCATTCGTGGCGACACGGGTGAGAAGAACTTCCGGGGCATGATCAATCAGACGGCCGTGCCGACTGCCAATGCTCCGAATGGCAGCTGGGCAACCGCTACGCCCGACGCCATGCTGGCGGACGTGAACGCGGCGCTGACCGACGTTTACACCAACAGTCGCGAGACGGCGTTGGCGAACGCGCTGATCCTGCCGACGTCGAAGTTCCTGTTCATCAACAACGCGCGGATCAGCAACACCAACACGTCGGTGCTGACTTATCTGGCGCAGAACAACAGCTATACGGCGATCAGCAAGCAGCCACTCGACATCCGCCCCAGCCGCGAGCTGGAAACGGCTGGCGCCGGCAGCACCGGGCGGATGGTCGCCTACGAGAAGAACCCCGACAACATGGAGTTCTTCCTGCCGGGTATGTTCGAGTTCATGCCGCTGTTCCCGACCTCGTCCATGACCTGGCGTGTCGACGGCGTGATGAACGTCGGCCAGCTGGAGGTCTATCGTCCGAAGACGATGAGCTATCGCGACAACATCTAAGGGAGCCGGACCATGACCACCGTCACCAATTACCAGCCCGGCCCCCGCGGCATCAACCTCGAGAACGGTTCGACCGTCTGGGTCGAGAGCGGGCAGACGGTCGATATCTCGGACCTGAAAGTCAAGAAGCCGTTGCCGGACTTCGGCAAGCCCGCCGATCAGGCAGAACGCGACGCCAACGACGTCGAGGCTCTGCGTGCGCGCGTTGCGGAACTGGAAGCGCAGCTTGCGGGCAAGGACAGCGGCTCGAAGCTCCCCGGCCTGACCGGCAAGAGCAAGGCTGAACTGCTGGACATCGCCAAGGCGGAAGGCGTCGATATCGAAGATGGCGCGACCAACAACGATATCGTCGCGGCGATCGAGCTTCACCGCGAAAGTTAACCCCTGCCGGGTTTCTCCCAGCCTCGGGCCGCTGCTTTCGAGTGGCGGCCCTTTTTGTTGGAGCATCACATGCGTTTCATGATTGCCGCAATGGCATTGCTGGCGGCCCAGCCCACAGCAGCCCAAATTTCTGCCCCGACCTACCGCGATACGGCTGGGCAGATCCAGGGGGCTCAAGGAGTCATCCTGCTCAACACGGATGGGTCGAACGGCTCGCTCCCCCTCCGCACGACCAGCACGACGACGAATGGTTCGGTGGCGACCGCCAACACGTTCCAATCGGCGCTGGCGGCAAACGCCAATCGGCGCGGCTGCGCGATCTACAACAATTCGACCTCTGCTGAGCTGATCTACCTTGGGGTGCCTGGCAGCGCCACCGCTGCGAACGCCATCCCTCTCCCGGCGGGTGGCTCGTTCAACTGCGGCGGGTTCCAAGGCATTGTCCTGACCGATCAGGTCAGCATCACATCGGCAACGGCTGGCGCTACTTTCATCGTGGTGTCGCAATGATCGCGCTCCTCCTGGCGTTGCAGGTCGTCACGCCTCCGCCGGTTGATACGGCTAATCTGGCGACCAAGAACGAGGTACAGAGCGTGCAGC